TGTCGGTCCAGTTTGTGCTGGCGGCGTTTGTGCTGGCGGCGTTTGTGCTGGCGGCGTTTGTGCTGGAGGGGGTTCTTGAGACGGCGGAGGCTCCTGAGATGGCGGAGGCTCCTGAGATGGCGGTGGTTCTTGAGACGGCGGTTGTTCCTGCGGCCCGTACTTTGCCCTCAACTCATCGAGCGTGAGCGCCCCTGTCAAATCCATTTTGTCAAATTCGTCTTCACTTATGCCTTTGTTATACCGCTGTCCGGGTGCACCAAAAATTCCTGTGCGGTCGGTGAAGAAATCGTCGTCGTAATCCATCAGGTCCGCTGCAAGTAAACCTTGAAGCTGCTCTTTGTTTAATTGAGGCACCGACGACTGCGTTGCAGCCTGTTGTGTCGCTAAGGTTTCACCGGCGGTGGCTTGGGTTACAGGCTGGGACGCTGCAGCCTGTTGAGATGCCGCAGCCTGTTGTGCAGCTAACCTTTCTGCTGCTATACGATCAGCCTCTTGTTGAGCAGCTAAAGCATCCGCTTGTTCTGCTGCTATACGGGCAGCTTCCTGCTGCGCAGCTATTCGGGCTGCCTCTTCTGCGGCAGCCTGTTGCTGAGCTAACTGCTCCGCAGCTAAACGGTCCGTTTCTTGTTGAGAAGGTCCCGTAACCGGAGCAGCCACAGGAGCGGTTGGACTTTCCAACACGTCATTGCCTTCATACAAAAGCATTCCGGGTTCAAACGGAGTCTGGTTCTGTGCTGTGCCAAACGTAGGCGCAGGTGAAACGGCTTCGACATTGATCGGGCTACCTGCCGTCATCCGGGGAGGGGTGAACGTTTCGCGGGCAGGTGCTGTAACCGGAGCCGAAGCCGAAGGCAACTGCAACACATCAGCGTCAGGGCCACGTCCTTCTCTCACAAAATCGCCCGGCAAAACCGTTCGGGATCTAGGCGACGAGACGTTGGCAGGTTGAGTGACCGGCTGAGTAACCGGCTGAGTGACCGGAGACGGCTGTTGGATCGGGCTCTGTGGCGCAGCTTCAACAACTGGGGGCAACGGCGGGGGCGCTACCTCCCCCGGAAAGGACGGGGGAAATCTTCTGAAATCCATCTCACCGGGGAGAAACCCCATGCCGCCACCACGAAACATGCCAACAGGTTCTTGTGTTTCACGTGAAACACGTGCAAGGGGTCCCTGGGTATAACCACGCAGTAGGCCCGAGAGCCCCGGTCCAATCACACGGCCCCCTCGCGAAAAACCCTCTGGTGGGAATTCATCAGCCGGGGTTTGTTCTTTGATCTGACGTCGTAGGTCTTTTATTTCGTCAATCGTTTTACGCTGCTTTGCCTCTAGCCTTTTTCTTGTGACAGCAGTCATAGACTCTTCTGCTAATTCACGGCCTTGTTTCATTGCGCGACTCTTTGCAGCCGCCAACATCCGCATGAGCATTACAGGGACAGTCATAAGCGATCTCCAAAAACAAAACTGTTATCCATAATAATTAGCCGCCGATATCATTTGACTTGGTCCATAGCTGTCTTCCCAGTCGTCACTGGGCAAACTTACAAAGTTCCCCTGACGATACCTCATCAGCGCCTGCGTTGTGCTGTCCACCAAGTCATCATGTGTCCCGTTCGGAAACGCAGCGCACTCTTCAATAACTTCGTGCGCCCAACTTTCATCAGGAGCCCAGATCATCCCCGCTTCAAACAACGGAGAAATAGAATGTACTCTTGATAACTTGTCATTTCCACGACTAGGTGTGAAATTAACAACCGGTATGCCAACCTGCCTGAGCTCATGGGTCAAAGGGGTCCCCGTAGCTTTTGCCTCAACAATTACCGTCTCAGGCTCCCAATACTTGTACTGCTCCAAAGCAATCTCTTTCAACTCCGGAAAATCCCATCTGCCCTTCTTCGCATCAAGCAGTATAAGGTTCGCGGGGCCCCCAGCCTCCTCCGGGTAAAATACCCCCCACGTAGTAATCGCACTGTAGTCCGCAGTCTCCCGCTTTGAAAACGCGGTGTCATAACTTTGAATCACATACTGCAAGTTCGGGATATTGGTGCCTTCCCACACTTTCCACCACTCACGCTTCAATATCGCTAACGTCTCAGACGTCGGTGCCTGCTGGTACTGAGCGTTCCACTGATACGGCGGAATCGACGCCTTTACAGACTCCAACTCCTCTTTTTTCCAAAACTCAGGCCAAGTAGGCTCTCCAGACGGCAAAATGGCCGGAAGCTCCACAATTTCCCACTGATCTGCATGGGGGTCCCGTGTCATTTGACGAATCAAATTACCCGTCATGTCTTTCTCAGACCAGCGCGTCTGCACCAGTACAATAGCGCCACCCGGCTGCAAACGCTGGCGAGGTCCCGCCGTGTACCACTCCCACGCGTTCTCAAACCCGCTCGCCGACATCGCTGTCTGCTCTGAGTGCGGATCGTCAATAATAATCAAGTCACCACCACGGCCCGCTAGGTTCGAACCAACACCCACCGCGTAATACATACCACCGGATTTCGTGTCCCAGCGCCCCGACGCCTTACTGTCCGCAGACAAAACAGTATTATCAAAAATCTCCTGATAATCGTCCTGCTCCAGTAAGTTCTTGACTTTCCTACCAAAATTCACAGCAAGCTCAGTCGTGTGCGTCGCCTGTATGATCTTCATCGAGGGGTTACGCCCAATCATCCACGCCGGAAACAAAAACGACGCAAACTCACTCTTCGTATGACGCGGCGGCATGTTAATTATCAGCCGCTTCAACTCACCACTGGCAATCTGCTCAAGCTTTTCAGCAATCAAATGATGGTGACGACCCGCAATAAACTGGGGCCACATAGAATTTACAAACGGTAAAAAATTATTTTGGCAGGATTCAACACGCTCAAGCTGCTTCAAACGCAACTCCAAACGTAATTTTTGAACGTCCGTCGTAGAATCTAAGCTAAGGCTCACAGGGGGCCCCACTCAAATACTCAACCAACGGGCCATACCCGCCAGAGCAAGGGAAAGTCAAACAAGGCACCGTACGATGCATACCATTCGCTGAAACCTCCATAACCTGATCCGAAGAATACAACAAACACTCCGGCTTCGAGTCCGCAGGACGCCACCGCTGAACCAATACCCAACAATTACTGCCCTTGTGCCGAACCGCGAAACTCACCTGAAACGGGGAAAGATTCACCTGGTTGCCCTTCGCAACCTTCAACTCAAGCAAATGCAACCGCTTCTTACGGTCCATCAACAATAAATCCGGTATGCCCGGCGTCTGGCTGTTTTCAATACGCGTCAGTACAACGTCCGCGTCCAGCTTCTCAACGTTAGCCTTGAGCGCCTTCCAGAAGTTCGACTCCGTCCGCTTCGACATCAATCACCTTCTCACCCAACTGAGCCTTCAACTCATTCAGCGCCTTCACAACCTCTTCCTTCGACATCTGGTCTATCGACCCATGCCGAATCTCACTCTTGTTGACGTATATATCACCTTGGGCCAAGCCCCGCGCCTTCTCAGCCTGTACCGCAGCACTGTACGCACCGGCTTCCAAAGCCGTATCACGTATGTGTTGCAAATCTCGTATGTGACGCGCATACGTCACCTCATACTTCTCAGCTAACTCGCGCCGTCGCTCACGTAACGCCTTCACAATATGCGGCGATTTGTTCGGATTTAACATCTCATACGCACGGGTGTGCGCACCCTTCACACTAAACCCAGCCTCTGCAGCCAGATTACGGAGCGTATCCTGCCCCTCTCGCGTCGCAACCAACTCGACAAACTTAATCTGCTTGCCGGTCAAACGCGTATTCTCAGATACTCGCGGACGACCCCGCGTCTCTACCTTTCCTGCTTCTTTAGCCATGCGCCAAATCTCATACCAAGCTGACTTGGGACGCAAATATAGCACTTTTTTATCACAGTTAAAGGCTCACGGACCTTGGTTTGTTTTTACTCCGTATTGTTTGCGTGAAACCTGCACACTTACACGCTTTGTTTTTTTTTACCAACGACCGCGTTGGAATCGCCGGGGCGTCGATCGCTGTGCATTGTTGTTAGCCTCGATTGGCTGGGGGACCCGAACA